CTGAATTCAACGAAGTTTAATACCCATGCACGTGAAATTAACGGGGGTGGGCTACACTGTATATCCCGTACTCCCATTCTGGAATAATTTTTAGAAAGTTGAAAATAATACTTGCATCAGGTCTAATTATGCCTTATTTTCAATCAGGCGACAGCCACTGTTAATACACTCTTAACCTTTACCAAGGATTTGGCACTGAATATGGATGCGTTTGAAGAATACTTATTAGGGGATGGTAAGCTGGACTATCAGAAGGTCTGGAAAGATATTGCTAATATAACTGGCTGGGATGCCCAGAGACGCAGAGAGATACAATACAGGCATATCGAGGACTGGTTTCAGTCTCGAGAGCAAAGTGATTCCGCTAAAGGAAAGGTGTCTGAGCGTGAAAGTATCCCATTTTAGCCCCCGGGGGCAATTATTGTCCAATGGCTAAAGGTGAAAGCAGTAGGAAGATACAGGGTAGCAATTTTTTTGAAGGCTATCTGGATGAAGATTTTATTAATGATGAGCAGGGACGCCGATGGAACAAACAGAAAAACAGGGTAAGGAAATACCATGGCAAAAAGAAAAATAGCGGAGCTCACGCACACACTCCCCGAAAACGGGCAGTACGATATCGAGGAAACAGGAATAAGTGGTAAAAAGTATGTGGGACTTCCTGCATATGATTATAATTCATTAGCTGAGAGTTTAGCCTCTGGCTATGACCCAGTGAAGTATGAGCCGATAATCGTAGAGACTGGTACAAACAGGGTGTTGGGTGGCAGTCACAGAGTATTCTGCTGGACAAAAGAAATGAACTTAGACATTAATGATGCTTATCCGGAGAATGAACAGACCGAGATATCAGTCATTGAGATGTCAAAAGCTGAATTTGGCAAGAAATTGAGAGAAGACAGTCTTGAACCGGGTGATATTGCAGTAAGACCTAATAGACAGCCGGGTTGGTATCCAACAAAGTGGATGGACGACCATGCCAAAGCCCAAGTTTAGTTTTAAGACTCTAATCCCTCTTATATTAGAGCATGAGGGTGGAAATAAGTATGTTCAAGACCCGGTAGACCCCGGTGGTAATACTAAATATGGTATATCTCAGAGGGCTTACCCCGATGAGAACATAAAAAAGCTCACACTCAAGCGGGCTAAAGAGATATACCTGAAAGATTACTGGGAAGCAGGGAAGGTAGAAGAGTTACCCCAGCATTTACGCTATATTTACTTTGATATGTGTGTAAATCAGGGAATATTCCGTGCAGTGAAGATTTTACAGCAAGCCTTGAACCGAAAAGGGGCTAAATTGAAGGTAGATGGAGGTATCGGACCGAAAACTATTGCGGCTGCTCATCAGAAATACATGGGTAAGCACGTAGAAGTAGAGAGAGTGCGTAGTTACAGGGTAAAGCACTATGCACACCTTGTAGAACGGAGACCTGCTCTTGAAAAGTATTGGTACGGGTGGTATAAGCGGGCACTGTGTGTATAAAGTACCTGTAAATCATAAAACGGGTAAGAAATGGTACAGCATTTACTCGAAAATAGAAGCTCAGGAGAAAGACCTGAGTTTTTCGCATTGGAAAGAGGCTCAAGAGGGGGAGTATGCTCTGTCAGATGATGATATAGTCGCCCTTGTTATTAAAAAGACTACCTATCCTCACGCTAAGACAGGGAAGGATACAGTCTATCTGAGGTTTCCATGGGGCTACTTTATGTACCAACCATTCTATAAAACTAAGAAATTGCTTGCCGAGGGACGAAAATCCCCGCATACCTTTACTGGGAAGACTGGATTAGAGGTTGAGGCAGGACAGAGTAAAATGAAGAACTTAGCAATGTTCTACGCAAGATTATGGGATGATAACCTCGCAATAGACACTGTATTAGGTTCGGTTACTCCGTCACAACGCTTTCGGTGGCAAAAGAAAATGAAAACGGAGGTTTTTAAAGACATGGTAAGAGATGAACTCGAGGGTTTACTCGAAAAACACGGCAAGACTAAAGGTTATACTCTTGAGTTACTTGACGAAGTTATCCAAATGGCAAAAGAGAAGAAGGATGTCACTAATTTAATGCGCGCTATCGAGAATCTTCAGGATATGCACGGAATGAAGGACAAAAAGCAGGTTAGACAGACTGTACAGCTTGAAGCAGTCCAAACTAAGAGATTGTTGGCTGATGTCGAGGAAGAAGAGCAAAGGATGAGTAAAATAGAAACCAATATCAAGGATGAGTAGATGTCTCAAAATGCGACATCAAGACAGGATGATTATGAAGAATATTATGAAAAACTCCAGATTCTTAAAAAGTTTAGGAAGAATATGGGGTTATTTGGAAAATTCTGTTTTCCAACGGCTCTAAAGCGTGATATACCCCCGTTTCACTCAGAAGTCTATGAAGCTATCATTAATCCTAAAAATAGGCGTTGTTTAATTGCAGCGCCCAGAGGAACAGCGAAAAGTACTGTATGTTCACTCATACTCCCCCTGTATAAAGCAGCTTTCAAGAAACCCGAAGAAGACTTATTTATTGTTATCATTTCCGAGAGTCAAACGCAGTCTATTAACTTTCTTAGCAGAATTAAATATCATCTCCAGCATTCGGATAACTTCAAAAAACTCTTCGGAGATATGGGTCCTCATACAGCCCAACGATGGACTGGGGGAGATATTGTTCTCGCTAATGGAACCAGAATCGTGGCTGTCGGGACTGGACAACGAGTCAGAGGATTCATAGAGGGTGATACTCGTCCTAATCTTATTATTGTTGATGACTTCGAGTCTGAATTAAATGCTTTTACCCCNGAAGCTCGTGCCAAGAATAGAAANTGGATAACTGAAGCTGTTATCCCTTCTTTATCGGATGATGGTAGAATTGTAATGATAGGTACCGTTATTAGTGAAGATTGTTTTCTATACTGGGCTAAAGAAAGNCCCGCATGGACAGTTTTATGGTTTAGTATTACAGATGACAGTGGAGAAAGTATCTGGGAAGATAGGTTCCCAATGTCAAGGATTCATGATATAAAAGCAGAGTTTGAGAGTGTTGGCAACCTGAATGGGTTTTTTCAGGAGTATATGAATGAAGCTCAGGCTCCAGATAATGCTCCATTTCGACCTGAATACATAAGATTGCATCATTATAGTTTTGAGAGGATAAAGGGTCAGAATTGTTTAGTGAGGTATATAGATGGGGATAAAAAAATTAAGCCCGTTGAACTATATGCTGGAATTGACCCAGCAAGTAGTCTTTCTGATAGGGCTGACTTTTTTGTTATTGCTATACTCGGTCTTGATAGCGACGGGAACATTTATATTGTGGATGTTTTCCGCCATAGACTCTCTCCTGCAGAACAACCTCAGAAAATTATAGATATGTACAAGAAATATAAACCNAAGAGGATGAAAGTCGAGACTACAGGCTATCAGGAGGCACTGAGGGATGCAACAAGGAAAATCATGTTTCAGAGTAACATGTACATTCCCGGTCTTGAAAAAGGGGTAAAGCCTCGTACAAGGAAGAGTGAAAGGTTATTGTCTTTAGTACCTCCCCTTGCAAAGGGTGATTTCTTTTTTAGGACACAGGATATCGAAGTTCAGCAAGAATTTCTTTCGTATCCAAAAGGGAAGCATGATGATTGCATGGATGCTATCTTTTATGCTCTTGACGGAGCAAAGCCTTGCAGGGTAAAAGAGTTTGACCCAGAAGCCCCAATAAAAAAACATAATAAAATGCTTGACTGGTTAAGTATGTAGGACGTATATTCGAAATGGATACATCTATCAATATTATAGTTAATGGCTAAGCTAACAAAAAAGGTCGAAGAGACCCATAACCTATTCAGACAGTATTCTTCTTCGAGGGATAAGTGGGCATTACATGCTCAAGAGGATAGAGAGTTTAGGCTCGGAGTCCAGTGGACTGCTGAGCAAAAGCGTATTCTATCAGAACGTGGACAGGCTCCTATTGTTGTAAATAGGATACACCCGGCAGTAGAAGCTGCGAAAGCGATGCTTACAACTAATAAGCCAAGTTTTCGCGTTTCACCGAGAGAAGATTCTGATAATAGAGTTGCACAGGTAATGAATGGTATGCTGGAGTATATCTGGGCAATTAGCGATGGTAATACGGCACTAAGAAATATTATTGATGATTATTACGTCTGTGGAGTAGGGTATATGCAAGTTTATCAAGACCCGAATGCTGATAAAGGCAAGGGTGAGGTAAAGATAAGAGATTTAGACCCTCTTGATGTTTATGTAGACCCAAATAGTCGTACTCGAATGCTTGACGATGCGGAAAACATCATTGTCTCTCGTATGTTTACGAAGGACCAAGCCATAAGAATGTATCCCATGTACGAAAAGGCTATTAAAAATGCCCAGACAGATATGTATTCTGATAAACCCTCAACTGGACGTAGTCGTGAAGAAGTTGGGGCAATCTTCCCAGAAGATACCGAAACTACTACTCGAGCCGTTGGTTGGGGGGAATCAGATGAATATATACGTGGATATGAGAGATATCATAAAGAGATGATTAAGTATCATCTTATTCATCAGTTGCACGATGATAAAGAACTATTGCTTGACGAAGAAGACTTCCTCGAGTACTGTCAGAAACCTGTTTGGCTTATTCATGGTCAGATAGTTGACGACCCCTCAACGGCAGAAAGAATGATGGGTAAGTTAACACAGGTTTTTGCCGAACAGAAGAAAAAAGCTGAGATTGAAGGGCAGTCTGTTAATGAAGTNCCTCCACCCGATGTGAAGAAACTTTCTTTTGCAGACCTCATTATACAGAAGGCAGTGGAAGCAATCGAGGTAGAACAGCCAAGGGTTAAGATGTGTGTTATTATGGGTGATAAGATGCTATATGAAAGAGTTCTACCTACTGAGCATTTTCCAGTTGTCCCTTTTATGAATTTGCATACCAGAACACCATATCCTATATCAGATGTAAGAATGGTAAAGGATATGCAGGAATACATTAATAAGACTCGAAGTCTGATTATAGCTCACGCTACAACTTCGACGAATGTTAAAATTCTTGTACCCAGCGGNAGTGTGGATATGAGAGAATTTGAGCAGAAGTGGGCTCAACCGGGAGTGGCTATAGAAGTTGACTTCGACCAAGGGAACCCTACGCCTGTACAGCCATTACCTTTACCAAATGAGCTGTATCAGAATGAGCAGACTGCTAAAAACGATATAGACCACCAACTTGGATTATACGAGATGATGATGGGTAACTCATCTGTAGCCCCGCATACGTATAAAGCCACTATCAGCCTTGATGAATTTGGGCAACGTAAGATGAAATCCAAGTTAATGGATATAGAAGCAGGTTTAAGACGTGCTGCTGAGGTCATCATACCTCTAATGCAACAGTTATATACTACTGAAAAAGTAGCACGTGTAGTCCAGCCGAATAATAGTATGTCTGAGATTGCAATAAACAAAAAGCTGTATGACGATAAGGGGAATGAGATAGGTGTTTTTAATGATATTACCGTTGGAAATTATGACGTTGTTATTGTTACAGGCTCTACTCTACCAACCAATCGTTATGCTCAGCTTGAGTTATATATGGACGCATATAAAAACGGTCTTATTGACAGGCAGGAAGTGCTAAAGAAGACGGAAGTCTTCGACATTGAAGGCGTTCTTGAACGGACGGATACAATCGCCAAACTTGAGCAAGCGGTCGAACAAGCTCAGGGACAAATAAAAGAACTTAAGGGCGACCTTCAGACTCGAGAACGTGAAGTTTATCACGCTAAGCAGAAAGCTGAACTCGAGAAATTCAAGGGTGATTTGGATAAGACTTCAACCCGCGCTAAAGCGGCAGGAACTGTATTCGAAAAACGTCTTGATGATGCGACTGGAATGATACGCAAGGAGGTCAATGAAGCCTCCAAAGAAACTAAAGATACCCCTAAATCCAGTAAGGGCTCTAAAAAAGGAAAATAAAAATATGGACAATCAAGAGATTACTCAGATTACTGANTCTCAAGTAGAGGAAAACATATTTGGCAATGAGGGATTAGACCCGTTTGCTGAAGCAGAGCAACCGCAGGAGACTGTTGAACGAATAGCCTCACCGAGGAATAATGTCGTACAAGAAAACTCTCCGGCTCCGCCCCAGCAGGAACAGGCACCTAACGATGAAGTACGTTACCAATACTGGCAATCCGAAGCTGACAAACGTCAGAATAGGATTTCCGAGTTAGAGGNGACTAATTCAAAGTTGCAGGATACTTTAATGGAAAACTTCAATAAAGAACCTGCGTCTGAACCGGCTGAGCAACAGAAACAGGCTGAACCAGCGAGGGAAGAGTTCCCCCCGCCCCCCGAAAAGCCAGTAAAGCCACAACACTTCGATAGGTCTGAAGCGTATACTGACCCTCAGAGTGATTCTGCTCAATATCTTGACACGGTGGAAACTTGGAGAGAAAACATGGACACTTATAATCGGTTACATACCGAATATAATGCCGCTGTTATCCAACAAGAACGCGAAGAGATGAAAGAAGCAGAGACACAGAGGATTAACGCAGTTAAGCAAGCCGAGGAAGCCGCAGCACGTGATTCTGAATTAAGAAACTCCCTGCGAACTGACTATAATGCTGCACCGGAAGTTATAGACGACTTCATTNAGAAGATGTCTGACCCGGAATCAGTCACGGTCGAAAATTTGTGGAAACTTTACCAACTGGACCATGGTGGTATGGAGAGAGCTGCCCCTGTAAAGAACCCTCCTTCAGAGGNTTTTGAACAGACACGCAAAGCTCAAAGTATCCCAAGTCCAATGGGCGTAATGCCGTCTTCCAATCGAGAGCAAACGACAAGCAGTGAAGACCGCATTATGGATGATATGATAAAGGATTATAGAGCTCAAAATCCTTTTGACTAAATGATTCTCGCATAGGAGATTAAATATCATGGCTGACCAATATAGTGTTAGTGCTGGAAATGCTCTAAACTCAGCAGTGAGTATGGACCAATCCAGACGGATGTTTAACTTCGGTGAACGAATTGCAGAATTAGCCCCACAGCAAAGTCCTTTCTTTGTCTACTTGTCGAAAGTTGCGAAAAAACCTACTGACGACCCGGTTTTCAAGTTTCTTGAACAGCGTCATCAATGGCAACGTCGTAATTTCGAAGTTGAAACGGAAGTCCCCGCCGATGACNGCGGCGACGTNTACGTAGTAGCAGGGAATGGAAGTGCTATAAGCAATATTAGCATCGAGTTTGGTTGTTCTTATGATAAATATGGACGGAGTTCCACAGTTTTAGAAGCTCCCAATTATTTTGTTGTAGGACAACTTGTTGACTTAGAAGTTGATGTTGGTACAGATGTTGATGGTGCTGGTACTGCAAAAAAACGTATGGTTGCTAAAGTAGCTACAGTTGGAGCGAGTACAGCTCGTTCCGGTGCTTCTGAAGGCTCAACCTTGATTACTGTAACACCTGTTTCTTTAGACGGGTCTGCATTAGAAGCTAATAATACTTCTGATTTTTTCCATTTTGCAGATGGCTACAAAGGTCAAGTAATCGGTTCTGCGTTTGCTGAAGGTTCAACCGACCCAGAGGGTTGGAAGGACGAATTGTACGATAGAGAAGGTTATGTGCAGATTTTTAAAACTGCTATACCTTTATTCTCTGGTACGGCTATGGCGACACGTTATCGTGGTAAATCAGACGAGTACAAACGGGTCTGGCAAGAAAAACTCATGGAACATAAAATGGACATCGAGCATGCAATGCTTTATGGCATAGGACGTTCTGATGAAGCTGCTTCTGGACCAGTTAGACACTCGTGGGGTATCATGCCCTATGCTGAAGCGCATGGATATAACGATGGTAGT